ATAAATCCACTAGCCGTGTCAATCAGGGGTTGTGTCAGTTCAGTAACATAAGATCCGACCTGTTGCATGGCATAGGTAGCTGCCATGTTGGTAACAGTGGCTAGAGCCGCCTGAGGGTTTTGTATGGCCGCTGCAATCAGATTGATAGTGGCGCCACCATTCTGTCCCAAGCCTGCGGCCAGGCCGCCTATCAGTCCATTGGCTGCAGAACTTACTACTCCGCCCACAATGTTGGATGCCTGTGCCTGGATTTGTTGTTGTATTTGTGCAGCATTGGTTATGCCCTGTGTCAAACTACCAAGACTTGGCACACTGAATCCGCCAGCATTTACTCCGCCTACCCCTGCGGCAAGAGCAGTACCAGTGCCAAACAATCTACCAAACACGCTGGGCTGTGCTGATGTGGTTCCAGCACCAAAATTTATAGGCGCGGTTGCATCGGTGTAGAGTGGACTGATACCTGCCAGGTCGGTGATTTGATCTGGGGCACGATTGTATCCACCTTGTCCGTTGTCTACCAGGTCTGTGCCGTCTTGTGGGGCAATGGGACTTGGGGTATTATCATAATGTAAATCAATGAATCCACCAGCATTATTGGCAGTGGTGTATCCTGTTAGATATTTTACTGTTTCATACTGTATGGTCATTTCATGACTTAACAGACTGGTTTCACCGTTCACATGGTCTCCGTGTTTGAATGCAGTGATAGTGGGATTGACCAATTGGTATTCACTAAAATTCTTTTGATACAGGCTGTAAATTCTTATGGCCTGTATGTATTGATACGCTTGTTGTCCATTTAGGTTGGTACCAACTGTGGGACGTCGTGGACTGTAACCCCAATCAAAGCTGGAACGACTGGCATACTTGTGTGGGGTATTGTAAGTGGCATCGGCATAGTCAGGATCTCGGAAAAAGAAACTGTAGTAATCGTACCAGAAGTTTCTTACGTTGTCGCTTTGGTCATCGTGGAATGATATCTGCACCGGATCGTACTTGATTGAGTTTTGCACAATGTTTTTGCGATTGTAAGCATTGTGTGTTTTGGTATCAATGGTAAATTTTGGTAGGGTGGCACTTTTAACCAACATGCCCAGTTCTCTTGCTGGTGCATTGCCTTTGCCTGTGCCTTTGTATTGCAAGGATTGATCAGAAATATTTGTGATCAGGGGATTAAAGTCAAATTCCACATAAAACAAAAATCCATATTTGGGACTTAGTCGGAAATTGTCATCGGTAAAGATTCTGGCCGCATGGCGATAATCTCTAATGACTGTTTCACGTGCTGGAGTAAGGAATTTGTTAATGCTCATATTAATATTTATCCAATAAAAAACCCGAGGTTTTTAAGCTCGGGTTTAGTGATAAAATTTATCAATTAGTTAACGCTGTCACCTCTTGGGAAAGTTACAGTAGTACCAACACCGCCACCGATTGTTTGTACAGCATTGTCAAAGCGGATGTTGACTGCAATTTGTACAGGATCATTACTGTTATAAGCCATATCACCGTAGTCAACTGAACTTAGGAAACAACCTTCCAGGTCCCATTGCTCAAGAATCACTGGAGTTGTTTGACCATTGCCACCATCTAGGATGTCAAATTCCATACGGAACTTGTAGTCAACGCCACTTGGTGCTGAACTTTGTTCCATAAAGTCAAACTGCTTCTGAATCTGCTCACCAATAAGTTTACTAACTTGACCAGTTGCATCATCACGGAAGTTGATTGTGGTTTCTTGCCATTCTGGCTTGCCTTGCAGGTATACTTTGGAGTTATAAACATCAATAGTAACAGGTGCAAATGTTACGTTTGGACGCTTGATATCCACTACTTGCTTGGTTAGTTCTGTGGTTGGGTTAGTTACACCAAGATTATAAAAGCTCGCACGAAAGCGATACTTTAACTTTGGCATCAAAAGACCTTGGCTACTTGCACTTTGGTCATTTGATAGTGGAACTGTAAATTTGCTTAAACTTGCTACGGCCATGTTATTCTCCTATACTCTTATTTATCTATATTCTTAAGTTGACGATGTACCTAGGCTTGCTAATGCACCTGGGTTATACAACGCGATAGGAATGTAAATAAACTCAACATCACGTGCTGGCTCAATCGCAACATCAACATACAGTTGGTTGTTGGCAATGGTGCTAGAAGTGTTATTACTGCTATCACATACTACCAAGAAGTCATAAACACCACGCTTGCTCAAAATGTCATTTAATGCACTTTCAATTTGAGTTGTGATTGACTTACGTGTAACTTGATCATTTGGTTCAAACAAGTAACCATTGGATATGGACTTAAATATAGTTCTTAGATAGTTTTCTAAACGAACTACGTTTACACGATTACGTGCTGTACTTGTACCTGACTTGGTCTCTTGACCCCAAACCACAATACCAACACCTGGTAACTGTGTGATTGGGTTGATATTCATTGTATACAGACTGTCACGTAGACCTTGTCCAATACTGTTGTGTACCCATGAACCTGTGTTGGCATCAACATAACCAACATCTTGAATGTTGCTTACTAGACCACGATGTGTTCCGGCAGGAGCAAACCAAGGATAGCTGACATTGTCGCTGTACAAGAATGTGCGTAGTACAGAGTAACTTGCAGGAACTGCCACGGTGTTACCAGTCAAATCAGTTGTTACACCGCTTGGATAGTAAACAGCCAGATATGGACTTGCTGTTGCTAGACCGTTACCGTTTGTGTTACTGTTCCAATTGGTGATTGCTGTGCTTGTAGCAGCCAATGTCATTGGTGTGTCACCAATAACAAAACCTGTGTCGCCACGATCAGTGTTTAGTGTTACCAAGTTGTCAATCAATTCTGGATAACCAGGAGCTACCAACAAGTTAAATTGATACAAATCTTCGCGAACTTCTAAGTTGCTGTCGATAGCACTAGACATGGCAGCAACAACAATAGCTCGTTGTGCAGCTGTACCAGCCTTCATTGATCCGTCTGTGTTCAATCCACTTGCACTAACCCATGCACCAGCTTCTGATGGCAAACTGGTTGGCAAGCCAATGCTGTTAGCACCAACATCTGGGAAACTTACATCATTGTAGTAGTTTGACTTGTACTGCTTGACATTGTAGCCTGAACGACGTGTATTAAACAATAGTGCGCCACGTGGATACAAGCGATAGTCTGGAGCATCTAGATCAAGATAGTTACTGGTCAACAAACTGGTAATAGTTGGCAGGTCATCAACGATTGGATCTTTGGTGCCATTTGTGTCCCAACGTGCATCAGCAAACACAATACCATTGCTGGTTGTTTGATCTGATGTGTCAATTGCTGCCCAGGTTGTGCCTGTGTAACGATATAACTTAGGATAATTTGCTAGATCACTGGAATCCAACCACAAATCGCCAGCTACCAATGCACTGGCATCACTTTGTGTGAGTGGTTCTGTGGCAGTAACAATAACGCCGGCTGGATCTGTGTTGCCTAGGTTGTAACCACGACTGTCACTGCTTACGTTTTGATAGCCTTTCCAGCCGTTGTTGTTGATCATGATGTCAACATCTGCAGCACTACTGTAATACCAGTATGTGCCATCTGCAGGTGCAGCATATGGAGCAGAATCTGTAATTTTGAGGATAGTAGTTTCTTTAGTTAGATTACTAAATCCAGAAATTGAAATTGCGCCAGTTACAATATTTTTAACATAGCCAGAGCCTTGTGTGGGCAGTCCATCAGCACCGGCTACAAATCCGGCTGTTGTTAATGGTGTTCCAGACACGTTAACCAGTATCAGTTGACCGCCTGATTGATGAGTAATTTTAATTGTGCCATTGGTTTCAACGCTGGCTGTCACATAAGGAATGTTGGCAGCCAAAATGTCGGTTACAAATGATGCAGTTGTTGTACCTGACAAAGTGATTGTTTGAGGAGCTCCAGCTTCTTCAACGCCAGGCTGTGACCAGTCAATGCTAAAACTATTGCCAGCAGTAAATGTGCCAGGAGTTCCAGTGTAAGCACTTATTTCGCCATTGGTTTCTGTTGCGGTATGAGCTCTGTGATTATACAGTCTAATAGTATTAGATGTAGTATCACCCACTGAATATGTTGCAACAACCTGACCTTCACGAATGTTTACACCGCCGCCCACTGGATCAAGTCCATAATAGGCATGGGTAGTGTCAATGTATGCTGGTACATTTAGTGCTTGGAATGTGCCATTGACCGAGCTGTATTTTTTCAATACAACATTTAAGCCAGCACCTGTGGATCCCAATTTCCACCAGATGCTACCGGTTGGGCGTGGTTGTGAATCAGTTGTATACCAACCGCCACTTGGTGTTTCAGCATAATCACCATAGAACAAATACGGTGCATAATATGTGCCAGGGGTAATTCCCAACACAGTACTAATATTCATTGTGCCACTGGCTATTGTGATGCGGCCGCTGGTAGCAGCGGATGTGCAGAACAATACCACTTTGGTGCCAATCGAAGCTGCTTTAACACCAGTGATAGCCGCTGTGTTAATGTCAGCGACCAAACTGGTAGTTGTAGTACTTGTTGCTGTAACGGTAGTACCATTGATTACTAGTGTGGTTCCGCCTGTAATGTTTGGACCAGCAATGGTGCCAGTTACGGCTGGCACAGCCAATTGCCATGCAGTAGATCCTACTTGTACCCAAGCATTAGATCCTGGGCCTCCGTTGGCAGTGGCAACAGAATCAGTTCCAGTTTTTTTCCATAAACGAATTGAATGTGCATTTGTACCATCAACATTCACTGTTACTATAGCATAGCTACCGATTGTACCAATTGACTGTTTGGGTTTTGGTACATCATAAGCAAAAGCATTGTCGTTTTCAACCTGTGCAGAATCGGTGATCACTGTTGGATTAACATGGTCAAAACCAATATCAGTGCGATTTAAACTGTAAATGCCCCATTCTGTATTAACTGTGTCTAACCAGTATGTTCCATCAGCTGGTGTGTTGTTTGGACGTACACTGGTACCAACCAATTGATCTAGGTCAATGTCGGCACGGATAGCATACAATTGATTGCCTAGGCCCAAGGCACTATAAGCTGTCATCAATCCGTATTCATTTAGTTCGCCTGCGTGTATCGGTGTACCTGCAGAACTTAGTCGGAATGTGGGTGTACCCATTGCTGTTACTAGGTCACGTTGACTTGTAAAGCTCTGCAATTTGCCTGCATTGGCTGCAGATGTACCCGATGCTATTGCACCGTTGTAAGTCTTATCTTGTGCTGTTGCCAATACCACTAGTGGTACTGATCCAACTGCGTTAGATACGTATTGACTCTGATCGTTAATGGAAATTTGAATTCCTGGGGAAACTAGTGCCATGGTTATAATCCTTTATATATCATGTTAAAGTTATTTATTAAGAAGTGGCATTTTTTGGGCACAATGGTGCCCTTAATTAAGGTTTATTAATACATTTGCGGTTAAATACAGTATGACCAGACCATTATGCCCAACATGCAATGCCAGGCCCGTGGCAATTAATTGCCATCATGGTGATACCACTTACTATCGCCGTCAGTGCGATGCTTGTTTACGTATAGGGAAAAAATTAAAGCCCAAACCGCCAGCTTGGGCCCAGAGTGGTTATAAGAAAAAAGAACGTTGCGAACTATGCAACTTCAAAGCCAAGCATATGAAACAGTTATTTGTGTATCACGTAGATGGCAATTTAAAAAACACCAACGCATTCAATCTAAAAACTGTGTGCGCCAATTGCACCATTGAGTTGGTTGCTACTAGGATGCCGTGGAAGCAGGCTCCGCTAGTACCAGATTTTTAATGTTTGTGTACAGCTCATCAATGGTACCATTGTTGTCAATTTCGTAATCAAATCGAGTACCTACCCAAGCAGTTTCGCTGACGTGTACACCCTGTGCCTGTAAGTATGCCATGGCACTTTGCACCTGTTGATTGGCTGCTACTGCTGAATCATACCAATATGGTAGTATACCACGTTTGACCCAGACAATTTTGCCGCCAGCATTACGAATGCTTGTGATTTCGTTAGGGAAACGCACATCACTGATAACAGTATTATCGCTACGACGGCTAAGTCGTGCTTCCAAGGCAGCAATCCATATATCATCATGAAACGCCTTACGACACACTTCTGTACCCCAATATTGCAACACCCAACGTGGGGTAAGATTTGGCATGTTTAATCGTTTGGCCCACCAAGCGTCTACCTGTTCTCTCAAGGCTCTAGCTTCGGGTGTACGACCTTCTAACAGTTCTCTGTCCCACCCAAACACAGCTGCCACAGCATCTTTGAGTGTGCCAGCAAAGCTGTCTCTGCGATATCCGTGAAACCCAACCAAATAGTCAGCAATAGTATCTTTACCGCTACCAATAAACCCACATACGCCAATGATCATAAAAAATGCTCCGTGTTATAGGAGCATTGTAACATGTTTCGTCGTAGTGTGTCAAATTATCCAGTTACCCAGGTTAGGGGTTGACTTCCATCCACGTAATTTTTTAATTCTTCTTCTAATTTTTCCATCTCGGCCAATGCTTCTTGTTTGAGAGCATCTCCATTTAGACTTGCTCCACCTTGTGGTCCTGCAATTTGGCTAAATTTGCTACGTGCTTCTCCCAAAATACGCTTGCAGAAACTGTAGGCATACTCTTGGATCCAAGGAAAAGCATAGGTGTCGTTGAGAATCATTTGGTCTGGTTTGGTATTGTACATCCAAAGCAGTACTGATTCTTGTTCTTCCATTGGAGGATTGTTACCTTGGGTTGGCATTTTACGTACCAGTATTAGTTTTTTAGTTGTAGGGTTGAATGTGTAGTTTATAAAGCCACCAAACATGGTCATGGCTAACTTTTGGTAGCTGGCAAACATTTCGTAGTTGACCAAACCGCCCACACGTCCAGCTACCAACATATAAGTGTTCAAATAACCAGAACTGAATGGCTCAAACTGGCTGGCGCTTGTGCCTGTCACACTACCAATACCGCGGCGATACACAGCACGGATTGTTTGAATTTCTTTGGGCAAAATGTATTCTTGTGTTTCGGGCATCAGTTGTAAAAAGCAATAGCTTTCTTCCACGCTGTTTTGAGCACGTTGGCGATACTTGATCATGGCCTGTGTGATGCCCATTTCATAGTGTTCTTTTTCCAACTCAACATCAACAATGCCGTCGCCCAGTCGCATACGAACATAATCTGTAATTGCGGCTCGTAAACTGTTGGTGGTACTGCCGTATTCCCAATTGGGGTCTGTGATGCCGCTTTGACTTACTTCAGCACTTCCTGGAAAATCTATGTGTGCGCCGGATTGAGTGCCCGTGTTGGCGTTGAACAGGCTGGCTGTGTCTATGTTGTTTCTAGCGTCGTAACCTGATTCTGCTGTTACGTTACCTGTAAATGGTGTGGACATTAATTACTCCGTTATACAGTATTTATTACTGTACACGAAGTAGTATGGTTTCTGCGTTGATGCGTCCGTTGAGCTTGGTTTCTGTGGCTTTGATATTGTCCAAGAACTTACGTAGCTCTATCTTGGTAGCTTTGGCAAACTCTTTGAGCTTTTCCTCCGGTTTGCGGAGTGTTTTTGACGTGGAACGGTGCTCGTCAAAGCCAATAATGCCGGTTCCCTTCACGTTCAGCGGTCCCTTTAATGTGTCAGCTATATACTTGCCCAGCTTGCGAGTTTTAGTGTTGTAAACCCATAACTCTTGTGCACCAATGATGTCAGCGGGATTAACACTGATCAATCGCATTACTTTATCTTCCTTGGCGTACTTGAGCTTGCTGACTACTTTTTCTTTGCTTACTGATTTTGGAGCACGTACTTTCTTGGTGGCTTTTTTAACTCCACGATATTGGATAATGTCGTTTAGTATTTGATCAATAAAAGCAAAGATACGTTTATAGTCTGCTGTCTTATAGTGACTGTAGCCTTCAGTGAGTTGCTCATCTTCTTTGCTAAATGCCAGTTTAAGTTCATCAAATCTAGCTTGATATACTGCTTCGTACTTGCTTAACTGACTTTGAGGCACATTGTTAGCCACAAGATAATCATAAGGCTTAAACTGGTACTTAGGATCACAAATAAATGCGTCGTAGTGTCCTTCGAGTTCGCCGATGGTGTCTGCTGTTTTTTCATTTAGTCTGTCCTGGATAGTTGGAACGTATGCTTTAGGTTTTTCTTCTACCACAACTTCAACAACTTCTTCGGCGCTCTTGCTGTCGATACTGTCAAGAATATTGGCATCAATGAATTCAATATGTCGTTCCTGTAACGGCATACCTTGACGATGTGCCATGATAAGTCCGCAAGTGGTCATACTCACTGTGCGATCACCAGCACGTTCAAATGCACGAATCTCGTCCGGAGTAAAGTCCTTGACTTCTTTCATCCAGGCAACCACATGCTTTTTTAAGTCTTTTTGAGTGTAGAAATAATTGTAATAGTTTAGGCTTTTACGCATGAAATGATCAAACTGTTCAAAGCTCATTTCTTTGGCACGTTCAGTATCCCATTTGGGTTCATCACCTGTGTACTTTTCGTCCAGCATGGCACTGGTGCGTGGTGCCACTTTTCTAGTTTTGCTAGGTTTGCCGTTAATTTTGATATTTGCCATAGTGAGTCCTTAGTTTAATAGTGTGGCCAAAACAATATACTGTTCCAATGTTGCCAATGTTTCTAATAATTTATCATTAAGTTCTTTGTATTGTACAGTATTTTTTCCTAGTTTGCGACAATTAATTTCTTCTTTACTTATTTCACGTTGTATATCGTGGCAATTCTTCCAGATTTTTTTCAAATCTGTGCTTTGATATCCGGGCAATTTAACTATGGTAAAAAATGCCTGGTCCAAACGATGTTTGATATCCGGGTCCATAACAACATTATACATTAAAAGGATTTATGGGTCAAGTCGCGATAAATACTACAAATAACAGGATTCACTATGGCACGTTTAAGCCTTTGGCAAGATGGTAAACACTCAAATGATTACAAGTTTATGGATAGACGCATATCCGAAATGTTTACCATTGGTGGTACGGGCATCCTGGTCAACAAATACCTGGGTGTAAATACACAAGGCACCAACAAAGCTACCAGTGCCGCACAAGCCTCTGTAAGTTTCAATTTGAGTTTTTCCAATACCACAGGAATCAATGTCAATGATTTTGCATTTGGTCCTGGCATTCCGGCTGGAGCACAGGTAGCCAGCAAAACATCAACCACAATAACACTAAACACACTGACCACATCTGCCTTGGCTAGCGGAACAACCATTGGATTTGGACCAGATGCTACCAAACCCAGTTACGCCAATCAAAGTGAACAAAACATACAAGACCTGTTATGGTTAGAAAATCGTGATCGCAAGTATGACCGTGATGTTTACAAAATGCGTGGTATCTATCAACGTGCTGATCAAGACTTTGATCTGAGCCAATTTGGCTTGTTCTTGCAAACTGGCACAATCTTCATGGTGTTCCATTTGCGTGACATGGTTGACCAAATTGGTCGTAAGTTAATTGCCGGTGATGTGTTAGAGCTACAGCATTTAAAAGATTATGATGCCCTAGACGGCGATTTGCCTGCGGCCTTAAAACGTTACTATGTGGTAGGTGATGCTAGTTTTGCATCAGAAGGTTTTAGTCCAACTTGGTGGCCGCACTTGTGGCGTGTCAAACTAAATCCATTGGTAGACAGCCAAGAGTACAAAGATATCTTGAATAATATTGCAGCCAGTGATACTACCACTACACCAGTGGGACAAATTTTAAGTACCTACAACACATTCTTGGATATTAATTCTAGTATTGTTACTCAAGCTGAAATTGATGTGCCCAAGTCTGGTTACGATACCAGTCCAATTTTTACTTTACCCACTACTGCACGTGAGGAGGATCCCGTTGGTGCTCCTATCACTGCTGACAACGCCAGCATTAACTCTGGAAATACTAGCCCTACTGTGGACTCGGGTGTATCAAGTCCGCTACGCAAAGTATCTGGTTACTTGACCGGTGATGGTGTTGCCCCGAACGGATTAACCACTGGTGCTGGTGTTGCGTTTCCAGCCAACCCAACCGAAGGAGAATATTTCTTGCGTTTGGATTACTTGCCAAATCGTTTGTTCCGTTACAGCGGACGTCATTGGGCTCGAGTAGAAGATGCTGTAAGAACCGCACTAACTCCGGGCACAGATAATAAGACACAACGCATGAGTTATGTAAATAACAACAACACTTACACAGACGCCGACGGTGTGACACATAATGAACGTCAACCACTAAGTCGTGTATTAACACCGAAAGCAGATAATTAATGCCAGTTCAATTTGCCTATGATGGCCAAATACGCCGTTTTGTCATGCAGTTTGTACGCATGGTATCAAACTTCCAAGTGGAGTTTGGGAAAAATGCCAGTGGCGATCGTACCTTACAAACTGTGCCTGTGTACTATGGAGATATCAGTCGCCAGGCTGCAATGATCCTGCGTGGCAATAGTGAAAACACACTCAATGCGGTTCCGGCCATGGCCTGTTATATTTCAGGATTGACATACGACCAATCAAGATTACAAAATCCCTACCACGAAGGTATAGTTAGAATTAGAGAACGTACCTACAATGATGTTGACCAAGAGTACGAACAAAGTCAAGATGGTATCTATACCGTAGAACGACTAATGCCAGCTCCGTATAAACTGACAATGAAGTTGGACATATGGACCAGCAACACAGAACAAAAACATCAGATGATTGAACAGATGATGCCGTTGTTTAATCCTGGCCTAGAAATACAAAGCACAGATAATTACGTAGACTGGTCTAGTCTAAGTGTTGTGTTATTAACTGATGTGCAATACTCTAGTAGAACGGTGCCGCAAGCTGGCGATGAAAGCATTGATGTTGCT